GGAACACCTGAAGAGCAAGTGATCGCAAAAACACGAGGTCGTTCTTTTGAGGGTGCTCGTGATACAGACGACAAGGCGCAGAACTTTATTGCGGAGAAACAGGATGCGGTCGGCGATGAGCTTTTGGTTTGGTACAAGGAAGTTGACTCGACCAGTAAGACCCAGTATGAAGGTCCAGCTCGTCTTTCTGGTATCGAAATCGGAGACGGTGAAGCGTCAGAGAATGAAAGTATTAAGTTTAAGGTCGTATGGACCCGTAAACCTAAGAAATCAACAGTAGTACCAGGATAATCTGAGGCGTGATATTTC